GCCGCTTACCGCAAAGCGGTCTCGAATTGGCCAGTTATAAGCAAAGCGGAAGTTTGTGAAATTGATTAGAAAAAGAAAAAAAGAGAGAAAGTCTTTTGTGGTGCGGGTTTGCGGGTGTTTTTTTGTCTATTACGGTTTTCACGAAGCATCCGGTTTTCTTCTGGATTTTTCCGTTTTTTGCAGATGGTTGGTGAAATTTTCGCCTCAAACTTCCGGCGTTTTTCCGGTTACCGGTACTCGCGGGTGAGCTTGATGATGACGCCGAGCGGCTTTTGCGGCGCGTCCGGCGTCCAGGCGATGATTCCCGGAGCGTCGCCGACTTTTGCCAGCACGTAATCCCCTTCTCGCGGCTCCACGCTCTTGTCTATAATAATATGGTCGCCCTCGGCAATGCACGAGCCATCAGGCGTCATTCTGCTTCCGATCACGTCCATCATCATCCGGTTGCCGTCGTAAACCGCATTGTACGGCGTTTTTCCCTCCTCGACCACCTGTTTTACATCCGTTCGACGCCCGTTTTCCGGCTGTTCTCCCCGCATCATTTGACCACGGCCAGTTCTTGCCCAATCAGGGTCTAATCCGAAGTCAATCAACTTGATTATTACCCGACTTGGATCAGATTTTCCTTCTAAATATCGGTTGATATTCTGCGGATGCACGCCACACGCCTCAGCCATCACAGTCTTTGACCACTGCTTTGCTTCTCGAAACGCCTGTAGTCGATTGGCTATGTCGGCGTATTTAATCAATTTGAGTGATTTTGTGATTGATTTTTATAATCAACTTGATTATATTAGTATTGTTTTGGTTATGTATTAAGATAAAAAATAACCGAAAATGGAAAAAGCGGATAAAAATCTCACCCCATTCAAAGCGCTTTTGCGGTCGATGGAAACAAAAAAGGGGAAGTATTTCGGGATTTATGCCGAGGTTGCCAGGCGAGTCGGGAAGGTTCAGCCAGTCGTCTACACAAATGTTGCGTACTCAGAGGCGTTTAACCGCGATAAGGAGGTATTTCTCCAAGTCAAGGCTGAGCGTGATGAAAGGGCAAAAGTTATTGAAGAGGCAACCGCAAAAGCAAGCTGACCATGCGTCCGGTTAGTAAAAAGAGTGCGAACCTAAGCGCGAACTTAAGTGCGAACCATAAAAAAACGGTTCGCACTTCGCAAAAGTCTTTTTGTGACAATGGGTTAGCAGAAAAAGAGGTTTGGCTGTCTGTCCAAGAGAGTGCGAACCTCAGATGCGTTTCTGTTAGAGCGATTCAAAAGGCTTGCTCGGCGAAAAAATACACCACCAGAACAGTTACAGGAATTGGTGGTCAGCGCCTCGAAATCGCTCTCTCATCACTCCCGGAAACGGCTCAGATGAAGTATCGAAAATCGAAGCTTTCGGCGCTCGATTCTATCGAAAATCTGCCGGTTTTGCACTCCGATCCGCTTGATCTTTCGGAGCTTCAAGCGCTCTATCTCGAAGCGCCGATCTACAACAAGCGCAAGTTCGACAAGTACTATCCCTTCTTTTTCGCCGTCGGTTATTTCGAGTCGCGCAGCCTCCCGACCGGGACGAAGCTCCGCAAGATGATTGCCGAGTGGAACTCAGCCTCCGAGCACGCGAAGCTCTCGGTGAAAACGGTCTATGAGATGCGCCGAGCGCTCGAAACCGATGGCTATTCGGCGTTTTTCGGGAATTATGGGCAGAATCGCGGCCAGCATCGAGCGATTTCGTCGCTTCCAGATGGCATCCGCGAGCACCTTTTCGCGACGTTCCGCCGAAACTGGCTCCAGCCGAAAGGCCCGACTCAGCAGGAATGCTACGAGATGGTGCGCGAAGAGGCCAAACACCGGGGGTACTCAGAAGACCTTTTGCCGTCATGCGCCACGTTTACCAGGGCAATTCAAGATCAACTCGAACGAGAATTCGGTGTCTCAGGCCCCGGAGCGGTCTATTATGCCCGATTTGGACAGGCCGCCTTTGACCGGAAGTACGGGAACCACGCCGACCGCGACATGAGCGGCGTTCCGGCTGGCGCGTGCTGGGTTTTTGATCATATGCAACTTGATTTGGCGGTTCGCGTCCCTGATGGTGGCGGTTTCGCGGTGCGTCGATTCTGGGTGACCGCGGTCGCCGATATGCGGTCATGGAAAGTACTCTACTACTCCCTCAATATGCGCGAACCGAGCACCGAGGACATCAAGCTGGTCTATATAGCTGCGGTGATGATCTACGGCGTCCCGGATACGGTGTACCTAGACAACGGCAAGGATTTCCGGTCGAAAGACTTCAGCGGTCAGATCCGTAAAATCCGCGTTCAATACAGCGAGCTGTATCTCGGCTCAATTCTTGGCATGACCGGCGTCAGGCGTCCACTTTTTGCTATCCCGTACAATGCAAAAACGAAAATCATCGAGAGAATTTTCAAAAAGTGGCATGAGCGGTTTGAAAAGGTCTTGCACGTCGGATATACCGGATCGACATCGGTTGATCGCGTGGAGGAGCTGGCCGCGGTCATTAAAAGCGGGAACGTGCTCCACTACGAGGATATGGCGATGCTGCTCGACGCTTACGTGTCCGTGATGAACAGCAGGAAGATGCGCCACAAGGAGGCAGACATCGATGATATGAGTCCTGACGAGATTTTCGAGAAGTTCGGAGAGGAGCGCCAACAGGTCGATCCGGAGGTGATTTACCGCATCGCCGGAGAGATGAGCAAGCCGCGCCTGATTGCGAAAAACGGATTCGAGGACGCGGTCGTCTCGAAGGTTATCGGCTACAAAGCGATGTACTGGGCCGACTGGATGTATGCCTGGCAGGGTAACGGACGCAGGGTGTACAGCCGCCGCGACACCGAAAACCCGCGCTTGGCGTGGTTCTTCAGCTCTGAAACGCACGAGTATCTTGGCGCGGCGTCGATGGACTACTTCCGAACGAACGGCCTTGCCGAGTCTGACGAGGAGCGCGCCCGCGTTGCCGATGTGATCGGAAAGACGCGCGAGCAGGGCAAGATGATCCGTGCGGCCATCAAGACAGACGGCGGGGCGTCTGGCCTCGACATCCTGATGCGCAAGGGACTCGGCAGCAAGCAGCTCGAAAACGGATCGATGCGCGTGCCCGCCGAGCGAAAGTGCACCGGCACGGATGACGTGAATGATTTCGACACCTCGTTCGACTTTTCTGGTGGCGATATGCCAGAGGAGGAGCAGGATTTCGACCCGGATGCTTTTTGAACAACTGAAAAACAGGAGCGGAAATGGCGTTCTTCAGGCTTTTCACTGCGGCGGAGGTTGAGTGCCCCTTCTGCCGAATACACTACATCATTGACACTCATTACCGTATCCACCGCTGCCCGTTTTGCAAAGAGCAGATTGTACTAAACACTGGATCGATTGACTGGAAATGCAATCACAAAAAGGAGGCTCGCGATGCTTAAAAGCTTGATTCGTTTATGGCGGCGGTTTCGCTGCTGCTGGTCTGGTTGACCGGCGTGATCTCTTTCGTTGGCCTCCCGCCGAACGTTGTGAGGGAGCTGGCGTGCTGGCAGGACAGGATTTTCTCGACGTTCGCGGCGGTGCTGCGATAAAAAAAACCTGCCTGGAGGGGGCAACCTCCGGCAGGCTCTTGTAACCATCAAAAGAACACATCAATGACACAAGTTAACAAAGAATCGCCAAACGCGAAAGCGACGCCGAACACGGCGCGGTTGCAGGCGGCGGTGCAGGAAATCAGGACAGGCGAAAGGCTCGGTCTGCGCCCGCTGGCGGAGATGATCCGTAAGGCTGCCGGGCGCGAATCTCTGGCGCACTCCGCGCTGGGCGACTGGCTGAACGGCACGTACACCGGCGAGTGGGGGCCAATCGAGGAGGCTGTGCAGGCATGGCTCGACAGCCGCGCCGAGGCCGTCGAGCTTGAAGAAAAACGGTCGTCGCTGGCAGTACCGCAGAAACGCCGCTTCGAGCGGTTCGCACAGACGGTTATGGCGCAGACGATCAACCGGGCCATCAGCACCGCCCACGCGCGCGGCGATCTCAATATTGTGGTGGCGCGGCCCGGCATGGGCAAGTCACGCTGCACGAGGGAGTACAAGGCCCGCTATTCGTCGCTGATCTACCTCCGCGCGATGGAGGGCATGACCACGCGGGACGCGGTGCGCGAGCTAGCGAGCCTTGTCGGGGCGCGGACGACTGGGTCGAACGTAGCCATTGCCGAAGACATTAAGCTCAAGGTCGGCGCGCGGCGCATGGCCTTCATTTTTGACGAGGTGGAGTTCCTGCCGATGCGCTTTGTGGGCCTGATTCGCGGTATCCGCGAAGACCTCGACGACGAGCTGGGCCTCGTGCTGATCGGGACGCCGGAGTTTTTGCAGCGCTTGCGCAGCGGCGTGAGGGAGTACGCCTACATCTGGAGCCGAGTCGATGCGGTGATGGAGGTCGTTCTGAGCGACGCGCAGAAGCGGCACGACTTTTCAGCGCTGATTTCGGCGCAGATCGGGAGCGCTCCGGATGACTTGGTCGAGGAGTTCGTGAAGACCTTCGATTCCGAGTTCCGCAAGGGCGGAAAGTTCTTCCACGGCCTGCTTCAGCGCAGCATCGAGACCAGCCAGCCGATCAGCGCGGAGCTTTTCCGCACCATCGTGGCTGAAAAGAAGCGAAAGGGGGTGATGCGATGAGCAGAGAGATATGCAGGGATTGCCGGAAGTTGACGGCGAGTCCGGTGACAATGATGGTGTCTTGGGATTATGGTGTGATCGTTGGGGAGAACGAGACGGTATGCCAGGAGTGCTGTGGCAAGCGGTACGATGCTGCCCGCTCGGCGTGGGAGCGTGAGAACGGAGCAGCTCCAATACCGAAAAACGCAAGGAAATCGAGGCGAGTCCGTAGATATGGGATCAGGGCGGAAAAACTCAAAGCGATGAGCTTCCCAAAAGATGTCGTCGATTTGGCCCTTGTCGCTGCGGGACGCTGCTGTTGCATCTGCCACAAGTTCTGTGGCGTCAGGATCGAGACGCATCACATTCGGCCTGTTTCCAAGGGGGGAGACGACAGCTTTGAGAACTGCATTCCCCTCTGTTTTGATTGCCACGCGGAGGTTGAACACTACAACGATCAGCATCCAAGAGGACGTAAGTTTTCCGAGAGCGAGCTTCGGAAGCATCGTGATACATGGTTCTCGAAAGTCGAAGAGATGAATACGCTCACGGCGCCGGTGACGATGCTGGACGGGTATGGGCCGCATGTGGTCTGCCCAAAATGCGGGAAGCAGATACACTTTGTCCGCACGGAGCGAGGGAACAAGATGCCTTGTGAGCTTGAGCTGAAGCAGGGAGATGGGCGGATGACGCTGATCGACCACAACGGGGTGATGCACCGAAAGGCGTCGGCAAAGGTGCATGGCTATGAGCCGCACTTTGGGCACTGCGATACTGGATCGCGCCGCCCGGACGGGAGCAGGACGGTAGTCATCAAAAACGAACATAACCGAAGGAGGGGGATATGATCTCTTGTGATGAGAATTGCACTTGCTGCCAGTATGCCGACACAGACAAGTGCCCGTTTGCGCTTGCAGGCGACGCGGATCAGGCGCTGGATGAGGTGTTTCTCCTGCAGATGGAGGAGGATATCGTCAAGGCTGCCGAGGCGGCGGGCGAGCCTGCTGCGAAATGGAAACAATGGGTATCGAATAGTCCCCAGTCCCAGGTGCAAGCGATAATAGGCGAGGGGTTGCAGCGGCACTTTTCGTTGCTGCTCAGGTCTCCGCTGCTTGTTAATGATGGCGCGCTGAAGGTTGGTGACGGGTATCAGCATCTGGTAGCCATCGCCGTCCATGCGATGATGCTTGCTGCGGCGGTGCGGCACGAAGTCGCCCGCGTTGAGGATGAGCACACGTTATCACGCTGCGGGATAGCTGAATCGATGGGAGGTGTGTCATGATCGATCATGTGGTTGGGGTTGCGCTTGCTGTGACCCTCGGTGCGGCGTTTGCCGCGTGGTACTGTGTTGGAGTTCTCGGCTTAAAAAACAACAAAGGAGGGAGCGATGAGGCTGAATGATCGGTTGACGCAGACAGTCCGCGACCTGGTGGACGAAGTCCTGTTCCGGTTCCCGGTGGATTGCAAGGAGGCTCAGCGCCTGATTGCTGATGCGTTGGTGCGTCAGCAGACGGTGGAGCTGGTGGTTCGGATTATCGATACAACGCTGCTCGATGATGGGCAGGATACTAAGCGGAGGGCGTCATGAGTGAGGAGATAAAGGTGCTGATCAGGCGGATGAATCTGGTCGCTGTGCGGCTGGATTCGATCGTGCCAGAGGGGGACGGGTTTGTCCGGGAGATTCGTTGGCTGGTCGATGAGCTGCTGGTAATCGCAGGCAGGACGATGTATTCTGTCGTTGTCGAGGATATGAAGGAGGGCCGGTTATGGTGAACATGGATATGATCTATGGGTTACTGGCCGCTATTGCGGTTGGGTTTGTGGCGGTATTGTGGCTGATCGGGCCGGTGCTGGCGGAAGTCTGGGGACTGATGATGCTGCCGATCGGGGACGCCATGCAGTGGGTCGCCTGCCGGTTGCAGGAGGTGGCTCGCCGGTTGTGGATGGCGGGACGGTGGCTTGAGCAACAGGGCAAAATCTACAGGAGGGTATCATGAGGGTTGTATCAATGGCGGCGGCGGAGCCGGGTGAGTCTGTTGGGTCGGTGCAGTTGCGTGCGGTGGTTGCGCAACTGAATGCGGCGCTCGATGAGGTGGCGGAGGCGGTGAAGGTGGTGCTGCAGTATGCCCGCATGGGGCTGAAAAGCAGCGATATCAGGATGGTGAAACTGGTGTTTTACACGGATAAGGAGGGATCGAGACATGGGAAAGCGTAAGCCGAAGGGGTTACTTACAAAGAAGGTTGAGTTCCGCGATGTGGCGCCTGTGCGTCGTGATGACCGGAAGGTGACGCTGTTTGAGCCGGAGTTTTTGCCGCGAGGGGTGACCTATTCGGAAAAGTATCAGTGTTACCGGGCTTACCTGCACATCGGTCAAAAGCAGGTCGCTCATGGGCTTTATGACACCAAAAACGAGGCGATCGCAGCGAGGAAGCAGTTTGAAATGCAGCATCATAACGAAAGGGGCCCCTCTGTTGTGATGTCTGAGATCGCGGGAAAGCCGGGGTATCAGGGCAAAACGCACCTCGCGCCGAAGACCCAAGAGCGCCGTGCAGCAGTTGATCGGCTCAGGTGGATGCTGCGTGATGCGGCGATGGTGATCGAGCAAGGGAAAACGGAACGCCGGACGATTATCATGGGATCACATCGCCGTATGCTTGGGCGGCTGCTTGGTGGGGTGATGGCGCAGCTCGAGTATCTGACGAACACCGGCGAGGTGCTCTTGGCGGACATGCAGCCCGCCATGCGCGATGAAGCGCGGCGGCTGCTTGGCGGTTTAGATTGATGCTTTGCGGGATGCTCGCCACATCCTGGTAGTAAGTTGACTGGTTGGCTACCGTGTCTGATGGACTGCTTGTACATAAGCTGGTGATTCTCCCCGACCAAAGGCCCGGCAGCTTCCGGGCGGAACAGGGGAGTTAATTTTGGATCGATGCGTGGTGATGGATACTGAAAGATCACGAGATATTCCGGCGTGTTGCCGTGAGTGCAAATACTATGAATGGGATTATGATGAGTACCGCGACAAAATCTACCGGTTTTGTCTGCTTGGCCTGTGGTTTCCGGTGCAAAAAAAGACGTGCAAAAGACAGCGACCATGAGCAGTTATTCTGAAATACATGTGCTGAAAAGCCGGGCGGGGATGGATGAGGGGGCGTATCGGGCTTTTCTGTCCGGGTGGGGCGTGGAGTCGAGCAAAGAGTTGTCGCCGGCGCAGTATCGCGAGGCGGTGGCGCGGTTGCGCGAGCTGGCCGGGCAGCCTGCGGTGCGGTCGCGGTCGCGGTGGACGAAGGAGCCGTATTGCAGGCTTGATGGCCGGGCGGCGGAGTGGGCGACGTGCTCGCAGCTCTACATGCTTTTTGATGGGCTCTGGCTGAATGTTACCAGGCAGACGACGCGGGCGAAGGCGATCACGGCGTTCGAGGAGTGGCTGCACAAGCGCTTCGAGATTGCGCGGATTGAGTGGATCACGAAGGAGGAAGTTGGCAAGATCAAGCTCGCGCTGGAGGCGATGGCGCGGCAGGAGGCTGGGAAAAAGAGGTGATTTTGTACATTGGTTTTACAGGATTTTCCAACTCAAAATCAGGGAGGGGATGATGAACGCAGCGCACAGGCGTTATTTTCAGTTTAAGCGCGAGATGCAGCGCCTGGAGAGTGGCGAGATGACGGCTGAGGAGGCGAAGACTATCGCGAAAGCGAGGATGCAGCGCCTCTCTGAGAGCGTGTGTATCATTGGTCGTTTGGTGCATTTGTTTTGTTCGGAGAGTGAGACTTGTGCTTCAGCCGCGCAGGGATTTTCAATAACTCTCAACAGGAGGGGAGATGACTATCGATAAGGCTATCGCGGTGCTTGATAAATCGCACGGCTATTATGATTTATCTTATGGAGGTTTTTGCGTCATCGATAGTAGCAACATCACGCCCGATGAGCTTGATGCTCTTGCGGTGCTTATCGCAAATCGTGTTACGTATCCGGTGGTTGATAATGGAGGGGATGATGGGCATCATTGATTAAGCTGGTGTGCGCACAGCCACCGAAAAAATATCAAATGCTGGATAGTCTCGAATTCCGCGAGATATTTTTTGTCCGGAAAGTTGGGTCGGAAGTTGTTATAGCTGACGCAGATAGTGGAAATTTTAGGATGTCCCTGTCGCTTGAACAGCTCCTTCTGCTTAGCGAAGAGCTGCGAGACCTTGCGCAAAGCGGGGTTGATCGGTAGTGGCTCTGGTATCACAACACAAAAAAACAGGAGGGGATGATGGCGGCAACGTATAAAACGCCTTGGTGGGTGTGGGGGTTGATGGGCGTCGCGGGCGTGATTGCGGTGGCGAACATCGAGAAACCGAAAGATGAACCGCAGGCGGTGCAGGCTATCGCGGTGTATGATCAGGACAACTCGATTGATGCATTGTTTATGATGCAGCGTTTTGTGAAAGGGCGGCTCAAGTCGCCGTCTTCGGCGGAGTTTCCGAACCCCTACGACCGTGATGAGCGCGGAACGATTGTCCGGAAGGAGGGACAACGCTATTTTATCACCTCGTGGGTCGAGGCGCTGAACCCGTTCGGGGTGAGAATCAGGACGCAGTACGCGGGGAGAGTTTTGCAGGTTGACCGGGGAAACTGGCAGTTGATCGAGCTGGAGTTCATCCGCTGATTTTAGATCGTCCAAGAACTGTAAAAAGCCCGGTTAATCGCCGGGCTTTTTGCTTTTACGCTGGGAGTCGGAGGTGTTGCTTGCGCTTGGTTTTCCCGGAGAGCCTGCCCTGGACGACGCGGATGTGCGTGCCGGTGGCGCGGGCGATTTCGCGGGTGCTCAGGCCTTGCAGGTCAAGCTCGGCAATGCGATCGGTGAGCGGGTCGATTTCCGGGCGATAGACCGGGATGTAGGTGGGGAGCTTATCAAAAGCTCGCCAGAAATCGAGCGCGGCCTCGTGGCTGATGTGCGCGGCGATCCATTGCAGCGCCTCGCCGGGGAGGGCTTGCAGGGGGTTTGATGTAAAGAGGTCGAGCTGGTCGAGTGATTGTTCGCGGTATTTCGGGATATACAGATTCGGTTCGCCGGAAAACCGCTCCCAGAAGGCCATCGCCTTCGTTTTCCCGTGGTGTTTTGCGATCCAACTCAGAAACTCGTTTTCGGTCGCGATTCTGGGCATATCCGTTTGGTCTGATGCTTGGATATGGTACAATTAAAGTAAATGCGGCGACTTTTCCAAAACAGGCTACTTCGGTAGGCGCTCGATGACTATCTCCTTGACCTCCTGCTCGGTCTCCGGCCACTGCGAAAGGTCGTTCGGCAAGACGGGGCGCATCGGGAGTTTACCGGATCGCCCGTCCGGCCACTGGTGATACTTGAGATGTGCCGCGCTGGTGAGGTAGAGCGCGCCGCTTTTGACGTCGTAATCGAGGCTCTGGCGGAGCTGGCCGGTGGCGACCATCGGCGCTGACGCCTTTTTGTAGCGTTTCAGCTTGGCCGCGATGGTGCTGGCTTTGAGCGGTGCCCATTTCGGCTTTCCGCCCTCGCCGAAGTGCCGCACGGAGTCGCTGACGAGCACCTGGCCGACTTCGCGGAGCGTGGCCGGGTCTTTGAGGGCGCGCTGGACGCGCTTCGGGTAGTCCTCGACATACTTGACGGCTTCGCGCAGGCCGCGAAAGGTGAGGTGGATGAAGTCCGGTGTGGCGCTCATGATGCTTGCCGTTTGGCGTTGGCCTCGGCGGCGGCGAGGCGGATGGTTTCGAGGTGATAGTCGCGGACGGCGGCCCACTTTGCGTCCGGCGTGGCGTCGGTGCCGATGCGCAGGCGGATCGCTTTTTGCACGGGCGGCGGGATCATGCGCCACGCCTCGATTTTCCCGGACTGCGGGAGATCGTCGAAAAAGTCGAGGGCGATGGCCTCCATGATCTCCGCATCGGTCAGAGGCGTGATTTTGACAGCGAGATAGGCCGATGCCTGCGCTTTTTCTGGCTTAATGTCCGCAAGCACGCGGTTGACGATGGTGTTGGCTTCCGGCAGGTTCGGTAGCGGCTGCCAAGCGTGGCCGGTGCCGAGTGGAAAGCTGGTCTTTTTGACCGTCCGCGTCCACTCCTCCAGCTCACCGGCGGTGATGCGAAGGCTTTTGAGCAGGTCGAAAATCTCGTCAGCTGGATTGACTGGCTTTTTCCCTGATTGCGTGACATGCAGATAATAGCGCCCGAAGCTATCCTCGACCTCGCGGATCGCCGCGCCGATCTCCTCGGTGGTCGCCACGCGGATGAGCTTGCGAGCCTCCTCGGTGGCCTGCGCCACGCGGGCAGCGGTCTGCGGCTTTCTGTGCAGGAGCATCTGCATCTGCTCCTCATGCTGCCGGAGCACCATCAGGCGCGAGGAGATGATTGTTGTGCGCGGCGTCGGCGTGTCGCGGCGGGTGTAGAGTTTGGGGGTCATGGGGTTTTATTTAGTCGCGTGGAGGATGTTACGGGTTTTGTTATACCTAAGCAGTTGCGTTGCCGCGTTTTATTTGTTTGACGGTTGTTTGATTGTTAAAAAGGGAGATCGTCCTTTTGGATATCATTCGTCGGCTCTGGCGCAAGGCTCCAGCCTTTTTTGGTCAGCTTACGCGCGAGGTCGTCGCGGAAGCAGTACGTCGTGCCGCGCGAGCAGAAGATCAGGGCATAACCATCGTCGGGCCGATGTGCCGCGATAGGGATCGAAAGCCGACCGGTATCGGGAAGGTGTGGCGTGTACATAGTTTATCCCTCGTCATTTGCCGCATGGTGCGGGGTTGTTGGGGTGGACGTAGCCGTCGCAGCCACCGGGGAAAAGTTTGCACTCGCCGCAGGTTTTTGGCGCGGTGAAGATGTCGCGCAGGCAGTCGGCGCAGACAAAAAGCACTTCGCTGGTACCGGTGATCTTGCATAGCGTCAGATGTGTGGCGCGGTTGCTGTCAGCTTCGACGGTGCCGCAAAGATCGCAGTGTCTCATGGCGTTGTTCCTCCTGTTTGGTTTGTTGGCGTTATCGGTTCAGGTTTCGATTTCAGCAGCTCCGCGAGCTTATCGGTGATCATCGCGACGCGGTCGGGGCTGAGGGTTTTGAGCTGCTCGGTCAGGTAGTCCTCAAAGCTCTTGATCTTGTTGCCGAGGAACTCGGCGTTCCCGAGGTTGGCGCGCATCTCCGGCGTGATCTTGCTCGGCCCGGTGATGCCGAGGCGCTTGGCGCGTCGGGCGCTGACCGAAATCGCGCGGCATCGGCACCGGAAGCCGAGCGGCGGGTAAAACTCCCGGTTCGTCGCCGGGAAGATTTTGCCGTCGAGCACGCGGTGGCTGTCGCGAACACGCTCGTCGTGCGCCGTGCTGTACTCCCAGTACGGAAAGCTGTCTGCCATTTCGGCCTGCTTGGCATAGCTCCCGGCCCCGTATGCCATGCTCGTTTCGGTGCGGAAGATCGTCTCGGCATGGAAGTTCGACAGCTTGGTGTAGCCGAGGCGGTCGAAGGTCTTGTCGAGCGTCTTTTTCCACTTCTGGAAGCCTATGCCCTGCGCCAGCGTGTCCGTGAGGCTTGCGCTCACTTCGTCGGCAAGCTCCTGATCGGTGATGAGCGCTGAAACGAAACCTTTGAATTTGTGGAACTTGGCGGCGTCCGCGTTGCCCCAGCTTGTCGGAATTTTCAGCTCCGGATCGGCGGCGAATCCCTGACTCGCCTCCTCGCGCTCGATGTCCGCCATCTCTGCGGCTTTGTCGGCGTAGCCTTTGCGCCACTCGGCGTTCAAGGCCTGTTCAAGGGTCGTGCTCCAGGCGTCGATAAAATCCGGATCGGGGGCGGCGGCGAGCAGCTCTTCAGCGCTCACCGTCAGGGCTTTTTTTTTGCGGCCTCCACTGCGTTGAGTAGCCCGTCAAGCCCTTCCCCGTAGCCGCTTGACGTGGCCGCAAAGCCCGTGCCGGTCGCGTTGGTGACGGGTTGCTTCGGGATAAAGTCGTCCTTTTCGTAGCCGCGCCGAAGCAGGAGCTGCTCGGAGATGGTGAAGTCGCCAGCCGTCGCGTAGATTTGATCGATCTCTGCCTGCTCTTTGGTCGTCTCAGCAGGCTTGGTGAGCACAAAGCGGATCACCTCCGCGTCGCTGCCGGGCAAGGTGTTGACCTCGCTGATCCAGCGCAGGATCGTGTTGAAGCCGTGCTCGACGAGCGATTTACCGACCGCGAGCGCGTCGTCGCGGATGTCCGCGCCGGTCTGCGAGCTGGCACGCGCGCCCGAAGCGTCGTTCTTGTCGAGGAGTTCGGTTCCGAGATAAAGTTTGTTGATCTTGCCGACGACGAGCTTCTCAAAGGCGATGTAGGTGTCGCTCGATGAGCTGCGGCCTTTGTTCTCAACGAACTCGATCTGCGTCCCCTCCTTGAAAACGGCGGCGGCACGGTTGCGCAGCACCATCAAGGCGGAAAGCGTCGCATCCTGGAATTTCTGGTCGGCGCTCGACGGCACCTTTCCAATGATGAAGTCGTGGCCGAAGCGCTCGATGAAGCGCAGGAGCCACTCGAAATTCGAGTACAACCCCATGACGTACCAGTAGAGCGTGTCGAGCAGGCCGACGCCGTAGGGGTTGAGGTAGCTCGCCTCGTGCTGAATGAGCAGGAAGCTGCGCGGGTACTCGCTCTCCGGGTCGTCGCCACCGCAAAGTACTCCATCGGCGACGCCCTGCTTGCGCAGGCGGAGCCGGTTGCCCTGGTCGAAAAAGAACCATTCGCGCGGCTTTTCCTCAATTCGGATCGGCAGTATCCATTTATCCACCTTGCCCCACACCACTTCGAGCACGGCGTACCCGTACTCCCGCGCCGAGACGATGCCGCCGATGATGCGCGGCAGGTCGAGCGTGTTGAGCACGCCTTGCAGAAACTCGGCGCGCGCGCCCTGCGTGGTGCTCTGGCTCAGGTCGGGGATCAGCGCAGCGATGCCCGACTTGTAGTTCAGCGACGCGGCGGCCACGTCCGGCTGGCGGCGCACCTGGTCGAAAGCGGTGATTGCCTTCGAGATGGTCGTGAGCGTTTTGCTCGGATTGGTGAGCTGCGCCGTGGCATTCATCAGCCCCTCGACGAGCTGCCTCGTGGCGATTTCGCTCGCGCCCGGAAGCGTGGAGAGGATCGGGTTCCCGTTTTTATCGAGGATCATTGGCGGTACTGGCTAAAGCTGTTGATGATGTCGCCCGCGAGGCTGCCGAGCGCGGAGAGCAAGCCGCTCGGCTGCTCCTGCGGGAGCGGTCGATTCGTCTGCTCGATGATGTCGTCCATGCTCCCTGTCGCGCCTTCTGCGGCGTGGACAGCGAGCGCGATGGCAGTGTAAAAGTCGCCGTGACTGTTCTCGTCGGTTTCGTTCTTTCCGGCGACATACCTGATGTTCCCGGCGTCGGTTTTCTCTTTGCGGATCGAGTGGAAGTCGTCGCGGATCGTGTCGTCTGCAGGGTAGCGGAGCATCTTGTCGAGCATCAGCCGCAGCACGGCATAGGCGAAAATCTCTTTGAGCTTGAGGCTCGCGTCAATGCGCTCGACGGCGTAGGAGCCGTGGCGCTCTTGCAGGCGCTCCGAGGTCTCGCGACCGATGCCGCGATTATCGATGCACGTCCGGCGGTGCTTCGGAAGCTTGATCCACTCGCTCACGCAGTCCTGCTGCACCTGGAAGCGCATCCCGTCAAGCGCCACGATGGCGCGGACGAAGCGGATTCCTGCGAGATTTTCGAGCAGGCAGATGACGGTGTAGTTGACATCGCGGCCCACGTCCTCGCCGATGTATAGCTCTCCGACGGCGTGCTGGTGGGCGTGCTGCGCGACCTTGCGGAAGTACGCGAGCGCCTCCTGCTCTTCGCCGCTGCCTTTGAACTTCTTGACGCCATCGAACGGGAACCACAGGGCGTCGTCGTACTCGCACTGCACGATCTGGTCGTAGATGAAGAAGCTGCCTTCCTCATCCTCCGGGATGCACATGTACTCCTGATTCCAACGCCGGATACCCTCCTCCTGCTCTTTCTGGCGCAACCACTCAGCCCGCTCTTCGGCGCTGAACGGCTTTTTATAAATCTTTTCGAGCATTCCCTCATCGACCGCCCGAGTGATCGGGATAGTATGGAGGTTCCAGTCGTCGCCGAGCAAGCCCTTTTTGTACTTGATGATGAGCTTGTTGAACTCGGAGGTTTTACCTTTGTGCGTCGAGCAGATCGTGATCGGCTGACGCCACATGCGGCTCGGCAAGAGCGCGTCGAGCACGTCCGCCTGCTGCTTGTGCAGAGCGAACTCGTCGGCGATTTTATACCCGCGCCATCCGCGCCAGGCGTCCGGGTTGCTCGAAAGCGCAGTCACTTCGCGCCGGTTCGGGAATTTGACGTGGTAGGTGCTGACGGCCTCTTTTTCGCCCGTCTCGGCGTTTTCGGTGACGGTCTCGTCCTCGTATATCGCGTCCGGGACGCTTTTGATGAGGCGGAAGAGCTTGGCCCATGCCGCTGTGTCCTGGATAAACTGCTTGGCGAGGAGCTTGGTCTTGGTTCCGACAAACGTGTCCCAGCGTCCCTCAATTCCGGTGATTTCGCGCGCTTTCTCTGCGAGCGCCCACGAAATACCCTCCTGCCTGCCTTTTTGGATCAGGTCGGCGATGTGACGGTCTTGAATGACGTCGAGCTGAAACGGGAGAAAGATTTTCTCCATCGGCAGCTTCGTGTACTGCGAGAACTCGTCGGGATGTCGGGATTCGGTTGGCATCAGCGGAGCAGGCCAAGTTGCGCGAGGGTCTTCGCGATTTCGTCGCTGGCGGCCTCAAGGCGCTCGGCGGCGGCGGTTTTATCCGGGTCGCTACCCGATGGCGCGGCGGCCTCTTCGTACTCCTGCAAGCGGACGAGGCCGGGTGCGACGCTTTTCACGAAGTTCAGCAGGGCCGGGTTCGGTTCGCCGTCTTCGTCGAGCACCTTGATGATGCGGTCGAGGAGCTTGTCCATGACCTTATGCAGCTTCTCGCTGCTCTTGGCCTGTATCTCCTCGATGTTCTCGCGCTGTTCGGCCCACTTGCCGTCCTTCGCCCACTCGCGGAGCTGACGCTCACTGACCGGGGTTCCGGCTTGCTTAAAGTGGGTCTCCATCTGCTCGAAGGTGTGGCGCTCCATAAAAAGCTGCCGAGCGACCGGATATAATTGGTCTCGCTTGGCCATTATCCGTAAAGGCTTTCGTGGAGGGCGTCAGCGTCATTTTGCGCCTGCTTCGCCTCGGTCACGATGGCGTGGTAGTCCTGCGCCGCTTGAAGGAGTGCGGCTGTATCGACGCTAAAGGGGTCGGTCAGGCCGCCCGCGTTACGGATTTCGATCAGCGTCCGCTGGCCCTGCGCTTGCGCCCGGAGCGTGCGGATTTTCTGGCTCAACTTTTCGAGTTCGTCCTTTGCGACGGCACGTGCTTCCTTGCTCATGAGGCTTTTGCTTTTGCGGTGTTGCAGTTGATGTGGTTGCGGCAGCGGTCTTCGAGGATTTTTGAGAGCTTGTCGAAGATTGCCGTCTGGTTTCGGTCGCTCGTTTTTTGCCGCTCGATTACGGCTCGCATAAGGTCGGTCTGGTCGCGGTTGTCTTCGAGCGCGGCGCTGAGGAGCTGCATGTCTTTGTCTCGGGATGAGGAGACCTGGGCAATCATATCCTTGTAAACGGTCGAGGTATGCAGCTCTCTGGCCGTCCACTTCTCGTTTTCGCCCCTGATGTAGGCTGTCCATTTCTCTTGTTCGCCCGCCATATAGGACTTGCCAAGCCAGAAGAGCACGGCGCAGACCACAAGCAGGCTGAAGAGCACAATGGCGAAAATGCCGAGGATGCTGGTGATATCAATAGCGGTCTTGAAAAAGCCGGGGTCTTTGGTAACAGTCGTAACGACGGCGGTCAAGTCTGGCATTACTGCGGGGGTTTGGTTGCGAGTCAAGCGCCGTGGTGCGCCTTTCATTTCCGAAAGTTAATTGCTCTACAACTCACTGTAAAACGAATGGTTATCGCCGAACCAGATTCATTTACGGGGCCGGAAATACGGTGTTATCATACTGGCATATCGAAGGGCAAAGTGCCCGATTTGACCAAGCTTTGAACACAGATTTTCCAGTATGCCGAAGCCGCCGTTTGACCGGTTCAAGATTTTCAAGACCGGTGCCACAAAAAACAAGCATGTGCCCGTCGTCAGCGATGAGCTGATCGAGCGCGTCTTTTCTGCGACAAAGGACAAGTCGCCGAAAGAGATACCGCTGGTGCTCGGCGTCGGTGGCCGCCATCCAAGCGATAACCTGCCGCTCATCGGCTACGCCGACCGCGATAGCCTCGAACTGAGCGAGACACCCGGACAGCCGAAAACGCTGTCGATCAAACCCCTCCGCTTCGCGGAGGACCTCAAGTCCGCGATGAAGAATCAGGGGGTGGACAAGGTGTCCATCCTTTTGCCGCCCGGCGAAGACTTTATCGAGCACATCGCTTTTCTCTCGAACCCCGCCGTGGAGCTGGGGACGGCCTTCGGCGCGGACGATGAGCAGGGTATCGCTTTCGGCTTCGACGAGCTTGGCAAGCCGCTCGAACGGGCGTTCGGTTCCGAGTTCCGCTGGGAAGTCGGCTGGCGCTTCCGTCAGCTCGGCGACTGGCTGCAAACCCTGCGCGACAATTTGATTGCCGACAAGGGCGTCGAGGAAGCTAATAAACGGATGCCGCAGTACCAGATCGACAATCTCAAGAGCGATCTTCCCGAAGACCAACCAGTGCCGACCGGTGACGTACAGCTCGCAACCGGATTTTCTGAACAAAACCATGATGAGATGAAACCAGATGAACTTGCAGCCTTGCAGGCGAGAGCCGCGCGGGCAGATGAGCTGGAGAGTGAAAACGCCACGCTCAAGACCGACAAAGAGGCGCTCGCCAGAAAGCTTTCCGACCAGCAAGCCGAAGAGCTGGCCCGCGAGGTCAAAGCCTTCTGCGATGCCAACGCGACGCGCCTCGGTAAAGAGCGCGACATCTTCGAGGGTATCCTGCTCGACCTGTACACCGCCAAGCCGCGCGCTTTCAGCGCTGCCGACGGCACCACGCAGGAGCGCTCCAGCTACAACGAGATCAAGCGCATTATCGCCGCCCTGCCCGAAAAAGTGGCGCTCGGAGAAGTCGCCGTCAAAGGCAAAGGCTTCGGCGCGACGGAGGGCGCGACAGAGGGTGAGACTGACTTGGCGACTGAGACTCTGGTGGCTCAGTATGTCGCAGTGCGCAAATAAAATTATACCAACACTTTCCGGAGATTCTTATGCTTTTAAACAAGGCGTCTGCCAGCGATGAGCTGACGACAATGGTCGTTGCAGAGCTGTTCAAATACTGCCCCGCGCTGTCTTACCTCCACTTTTTCAAGGAGCCTGGAAACGGCACGACCGAGCCGTATGGCGCTGATGTTGATGGGACTTTCGAAAACCGCGCACTCGGGTCTGCGTTTGGTAGCGCAACGCTTGCTCCGGCATACGGCACCTTTACCCTCAAGATTATTGGCAAGACGATACAGCTTGACGTCGCTTATGAGGATCGCTATTTCGGCAATGTGGCGGCTGCGGCGGCAGGGATCGCAAGCGAGTTCAGTCGCCAGTTGAAAAGCTGGGCTGAAAACGCAGGCCGGAACCTGATGTACAAGATCCTCAACGACACCTCCGCAACTGCCAACCAGTTCAACGGAATCAGGAAAATTATCGCCGACCAGGTCACGGCCGGTGACTCGACGCGGGTGATTTCGTCCGGGACAAACGGTCATCAGATCGTCCTCGGTAGCGACAACGCGGCTACGCTCAGCCAACAGAAGTTTATCGAGTATCTCGATCAGTTAATCGATTCGGTCGATGGTGGTGCTGATTACATCCTGATGGATAACGCGCTTTTGACTCGATTGAGTTCTGTGGCAAAAGGGTTGTGCACCGTGTCTCTCAACGATTGGGGCGCAAAGGTCGGTGACTACAATGGGACTCCAATAGTTCCGACCAGCCGGAACTATGACGGCACCCGCATTATCCCGTTCACCGAGACGGTCGGTACCTCTACGGACTGCACGAGCGTGTTCGCTGTGAGGTCCCGCGAGAAGGCGGGTTTGACCTGTATGACCACAAATTCTGGTCTGTTCGTGTACCCGATGAAGCAGGTGGGTAATTTTTACCAGGTGATGCCTCAGTTGCAGATGGATATGGCAGCGCTCTCGAAGCGTTGCGTCGCTCAGCTCAAGGGTATCCGTATCTGATGCAGTACACCGATCAGGCCTATCTGGAGGGGGGGCTTCCCCCCTCAGGAAAACGCCCACAATCGACGATCAGGATGGCGAGACGGGCAAAGGGACGCGATAAGGGGAGTTAGGTGGTTTTGTACAGGTTTTTTACAGGTTTGAACACTATCGAGGGCGCGGCATCCAATGGCTAATTTGATCTACACCACGGTTGACGACTTCTTGGCGATGATGTCCGGGCAGGCTTTGACTGAGCTGACGGACGATTTCCGCACGGGTGAGATCGATACCGATGTGCTCGCCAAGGCTGAGGCGCAAGCTATCGCTGAGGTCGAGCGGTACGCGGCGCAGTACTACACCCTGCCGCTCGCGTCGGTTCCATCGGTCAAGGCGCTGGTGCTCCCGCTGACCAAGTATTGGCTGTATGCCCGGCGCGGCACTGTCCGCGATGATGTGCGAGAGATGTACAAGGCAACGATGCGTAGCCTCGAAAAGCTCACCGCCGAAAGCCTCGGTTTGCCGGGCATCGAGCGGGCCGCCGGTGACAATGCCGGAGTGTCGGTATCGAGCGAGGATGAGCGCTTCGGAAGCAATTTTATGAATCTTGACTTATGACGGGTTTGCCAGTAATCGGCGGAATAGTTGATAGCATCGGCGACATCGTCAGCCGGTTCAAAAGCTCGGACGAGGATCGTCTGCAAAAGGCGGCGCTCGAAATGGAGCCTCTGCTGACGCAACTCAGGACGAACCTTGCTGAGGCGCAGCACCCGAGTTCGTTCGTGGCTGGCGCTCGACCTGCCGCTATCTGGGTATGCGTTATCGGCCTTTTCTGGCAGGTGGTGCTCTATCCGATAGTGACGTGGGTGTGGGCGTTTTTGCACATGCAGGGCGCACTACCGCCGTCGCTCAACATCGAGGTGCTCAATACAATGCTTTTCGCACTGCTCGGTATCGGCGGCATGAGGAGTTTCGACAAGGTGAAAGGAACGGATACAAAACAGATGTCGCGATGAACAAAACTTTTAAGCAGTTATTAATGGCTGCGCTGATCACGCCTTGGATAATAGCGATTTTGTCGTTGCTTTCCGGCTGTTCTGCTATGCGTATTGAAAAGCCAATGACGGGGCGCGACCGGCTGGCTTACGCCATAGCTGGCAATTCCAGCGCGAGAATTAAGGCAGGTGGGTCGGTTAAAGCTGGAACGATCG